GTGAGCCGATAGAACTAACATTGCCTGAGTGGAACGGACTGCTTGGGCAAGTCGAAGAGTTCATCAAGTTGAGGTGATACCGTGGCTGACATTCCTGCTGGCTCTCTAACTGTCAAAGTTGACGCCAATATCAAGCCGCTTGAAGATGGCTTGACCAAAGCAAAGCAGAAAGTTGGACAAGCCGACAAGGCCATTGAGCAGACCACAGAGAAAACCAAGAAGGGGTTCTTTGAGGCTGGCGGCAAGGTCAAAGACTTTCAATCTAAGTTGACAGAGTCTCTTGGCGTCATTGCTGGCTTTGCGGCAGCGGCTCAACTGATTGGCGGTATTGCTGACGGATTCACGGCAGCAAGCGAAGCAATCGAAGAATCAAACGGTGGGCTGGATGCTCTCGACAAGGGTACTGCTGCGTTCCTTGAGAAGGTGCCGATCCTCAACAACTTTGCCAACTTCGGGCGGTCGCTAGCCATTGGTCTTGGCCTTGCCGTTGATGAAACCAAAGAATTGCAAGAGGCAATGGAATCGCTAGCACGCGAGCAACAGTTGTTCGCCGCTGCCGTTAGTGGTATGGATCAATCACTTGCAAATCAAGCGGCAATCGCTGAGTTGCAAGGCAATACGCTTGAGGCAAATAAACTCAAAGCAGAGGCTGCATTCAAAGCACAAATGAAGCAAGCCCAAGAGTTGCGGGATGAGGCCAAGAAGTTTGCCCAAGAAGAAGGTACGTCAGTCACTGAGGGCCGAGCCGGTGTGGCTTCAAGGCAAGCCGCTGAACTCGAAGCACAAGCCAAGCAGATTCGTAATCTGACAATTCAAGCCGCCGAACGTGCTGAGCAAGAAGCCAAGATTGCTGCTGAGCAAGCCAAGGCAAAAGAAGAAGCAGCAGAGGCTTTGCGTATTCAGCAAGAGCAACAAAGGCTTGAGGATGCCAGATTGCAGAAGCAAGAACAACTTGCACAGGCTGCTTTGGCTTCTGAGGAAGCACAGAAAGAGCGGCTTGAGTTGGCAAGGCTGCAACTGCAAATTGCTGAGGCGACGGACGAGAAACGCAAAGAAGAACTGCAGAACTTCTTGGAACTGGTCAAGGCTGAGAACGCATTTGAGAAATCTGTTGAGCGTGTCAATAAGTTGTTTGACCAGCGTGTTGAACTTGCCAAACAAGGCGAAGAGTCTGAAGCCGATGTGGCTCGGTTGGAGCGAGAACGGCAAGCCGCAATTGACAGAGTCAAGCAAGAGTTTGAAGCCAAGGAACAACAGCGAGCCATTGAGAACTTGCGCAAGCGCAAAGAACAGGCTGCCAGCCTTGCTCAAAAACAAGCCGATGACGCCAAGAAAATTGCAGAGGCCGCAGCCAAAGAACAAGCCGAAGCAGAGAAAGCCGAACGCGAGAAGGCACGATTGGCAACCGCTGGCGAGACTGCTATTGGTGCGTTTAAGTTTGCCCTGAGTGGTCTTACTAAAGGCAAAGCCGAAGAGAACAAAGCCGATCAGGAAGCACCGAAGCAAACTGATCTTCTGCAAGATGCCGTGAATCTTTTGGATAGAATTGCCCGTGCGGGTGATGCTGGAGTATTGACATGACCGTGACATCAACAGAACTCGGTGACACTGGCGGCTTGCAGTTTGATGCAGCAGGGCCAACCACAACGACGCAACGCCGCTTTGCTGTGAAGGCTGACAGTGTTGATGACCAACTGACAACTGACTTACAAGCAATTCAAGCGACCGGCGTTGGCATTGGATCGTTCCACCCGGACTACCCAACGTTGGTCTGCGTCAAGATCCAAGGCAAGCGTGATCCTGACAACACGCTTGTTTGGCGCGTGACTGCGGATTACAGCACCGACTCTCTGGTTGGCCCTGACATCGGGCCGGGTCCATCGTTCAGACAAACTTGGAATCTTGCAGTGCAAGCCAAGTTCAAAGACGCATACCGTCGCCCGCCGGGCAGCGGAGAAGCAGCACCGGCTGACTTCAACAACCCAAATGAAGGTAGTGATCTTGGTGCTGATATTGGAGGCATCGCCGTTGATGCTGGCGGTGATCCGCAGAGCGTGCTTGACACTGAGCCACGGCTGGTGATTGATGTTGAGATTGAAACGAACCCATCGTCAGCCGTGTCTTTCTTGAGCGACTTGCTCAGGTATGCAGGCAAGCGAAACTCAAACACCTTCCTTGGTGCAAAGGTTGGGCAGTTGCTGTATCTCGGAGCCAATAGCCGCTTTCTTGGCAATACGCAATTTGGGTCCAAGTATGCCATTCAGCATGTCATTGCTTATGACGAGTACTATCACCGCATCCAAGTTGCCGATCGGGATACCAACCGCCAAGGCCAATACGTCATTCGGCTTGGTTCAGACCTAGACGGCGATGGCGGGGAGAACTATCCGGGCAAGGCGTTTCGTGTTGGATGGCGGCAGCCGTTCCCGCAACTGTTTGACTTCCGCAACTTAGGCATCCGACTGTGAGCCAGATACCACCGATTACAACCGGGCTTGGCAACTTCACGCCTGAAGTGTGGTCAAGAATGTCAAACTCGATCTACCAAAGCGAGCAGTTCTTTGGTGATGTCAGGCCGCAGCGTCAAGTCCCAAACCCAAACCCGATCACGTTCCCTGCGTTGCTGACTGGCTACTTCCTCATTCAAGACACCAGCAACCCAAGTCAACAACCCACCAACCCAAGGCGGCTGTTCTACTACACGTGGGAAGAAGTCGCAATCAACGCAACGCCAACCGGTCTGACTGCTGCAAAGTTCAACGGGTCAAGGGAAAGCGGCAACTCGCCGTCTGACTCTACGTTCATACCCGGCATCAACGGAGCCGAGTACGGGCAACCAATAACACGCGACAGTGCGCTGCTTGGCGTAAATCTAGAACGGTATCCTGAGAACGTCGCCGTCATGCCCTCAATCCACCGTGCAGGTCCGGTCAGTTCCGGGCCTGTCGTTGACACGGCACAGAACGACGCACGCGGGCCGCTGGTCATGCTGACGCTTCTGCGTTGCACTGTTGACACGAACGAGAAGGGAAACCCTGACCCTGACGATCAGTACCGCACGATTGCCATGTTCTACTCTGCGGTCAATGTTGATGGGCCTTGTGACGCATGAACCTCAAGGTTCGTTGTTGCTGTGAGGCTCCAAACGTAGAGGTTCAGTTCATTGAAGTTGAACCAGTGATACCGTTGCCCGAAGGTGCGCAACTGATCAGCGATGTCAGTTGGTGGCTTGATCTTGGTGAGGTGGTCGAACTCAACACAGGCACAGAAATATATGAAGGCGGGCAGGCTTCAACCTTTGGTCTGCCGATCGTGTACGGCTCAGACTTTGTGTTCGTCCCAAGTAGAGGCGATCCCCAAGTGTGGTGGGACGATGGCGACATCGATAGCAGCACCAACTTGGCCGAGATCTTTTCGTTAAGGCATCGAGGATGGAAAAAGAAGCAACCGGCACGGCAAGTCTCGTTTGAGCAACTTGCAGACATAGACGGCACGCGAATCGTCTGGCAGAAGCCTGCTGGCGTAGCCGATGACCAGATTGATCAACTGGAAGGTGACGGCATTTTCTTTGCTGCTGCACAACTGTTTGATCAGAACCCAGCCCTTGTGACTTCGAGAACTTCAACAGATTACGGCGGTGACACTATTGGCTACACGGTGGGCTACAACCCCAAGAAAGAATGCGTGAAGCCAGAACAAGGCAGGTACTACGGAACAGCAAGCCACCCCAAGTTGCTGTTTGACTTCACCGCGCAGTTCCCTAATTCGATCACGCTTGAGTTCAAGTTCCCAAGCCTTGACAAAGATGACAACGATGTGACTGTGACTCGGACTTATTCCAAGTTTGTACTTGGTGGAGAAACAGAACCTACAACCTCAGTCTTGGAGATACCCGGAGCAGTGGGTACTACACAAGAAGTAGATGTTGTCACAGGCTTCAATGATGAAGACCCTGAGACCTCAGACACCATAAAGTTCGGATATCGAAACGATGACAACAACTTTGTGATTTACGATAGTCAGTACTTAGGATCAACAGCAGAACGAGTTGCTGTGATTCCTTCAATACCATTCTTTTGGGTGTCTGCTGGTAGCGGTGAAATTGACGAATTCAACGATTACAAGATTGGCGAAGGCTCTTCAGGCATGACCGATGTGCGTAATGGGTTCAATACGTCAACTCAAAAGTTGGTCGCTGGCGACAAGTTGCAAGACATTACGTACTACCCCGAATCAGCAGAACAGACAGGTGAGCAAATACCAAGTTTAAAAATACCACCACAGGGAACAAATCCATTACAACAACCAAGGCGTTTGTTTCCTGACACAATACCCTTTCCATTCCGATCAGGCGATTCACCGTTTGGCTCTGTTATTGAATATCAATGTGCGTCATACAAAGGTGCTGTTGCAATCAATTCCAACTACACACTCTCATTGCGTACGGCATACCTTGTGGGTGGATTCTTGCCACAGACTGACTTTGAGTTCTTCATGACCACACAGTTTGCGACCAACAATGATGGACCCGTTCAGCCTACATCAATTCCAACGTTCAACTTGCCTGCTTTTGCTTGGGGTGAAGATCCAAGCCAACTTCGTCTTGAACCCATGAGCAACCCGTTGAGCGGTCCCAACCATCCACTGAGCAGGTCAAACTACACAGGTGTTATCATTGGCGGCTCAGGTAGCACAGCGACGGTTCAACGCTTCAATACTCCGATCATCACGCTGTCATGACCTGCAAGCACCTGATTGAGTATCGAGGCCACCGCATGTGCGGACTCAACCGGCACGAGCGACCGACCGAAGAAGACTGTACAGCCTGCCAAAAAGCAGGCCGTGATTCCATTGATGGATTCGGCGACCAAGTTGCCCGATATATCAACAAGACACCGCTGCGGCGATTGAAGCCGAAGGGCTGTGGATGCAAGCAAAGGCAAGAACGGCTCAACGAATTGATGCCAGCAAAGGATTCTGACTGATGGCAACTCTGATTTGGACCGGTGGCGAGTCAGCCACAACCAAGACGTTCATGACTGCTGCGAACTGGGGTGGTACTGCACCGACGAATGATGACACCTTGATCATCAACAGCAGCAGTGACACCATCGGCGGTGCGGCTACCGGGTTGACAGGTATCACGTTCCGAGTTGGCGAAGGGTTCACCGGCACGATTGGCAGCAGCACCACGCACCTTGATCTTGACGGGCCGCTCTGTGAGTTTGCTTCGGGTGGAACGGCGGCATACCTCACCGGCACTTGGACGAACTTTCGCATCACTGGCGGGTCTGCTTCGCCTCTGTTCTTGAACCTCAAGGGCAACGCATCAACCGCCATCACCACACTGCTCGCCAGCCGACTGAGCGGAACGGTGACGGTCGGATCGTCTGCCGCAGTGACCACGGTGCAGATGAACGGCTCGAACGTTGGCACGATTGATCTTGCCAGCAGCATCACCGGGCTTGCCAATATCTCAGTGACCGAAGGCACGATTGCTTGCGCGTCAACGATCAGCGGCACGGCCTCGGTGATTGGCGGCACGTTGCGAACCTCTGGAACGTCTGCGTACCCGACGATTGAGATTGACACGGATGGATCGTGCGACTACCGCAGCAGCGGCACGGTGACAACGCTCAACATATTTGATGGAGTGTTCACCAGCCGCGACAATGAAACCGCAGGCTTCACGATCACGACCGCCAACAACTACAGCGGCGGGCGCTTGCTGCTTGACTCAGCCTTGAACAACGCGACCGTGACCAACCCGATCAGCATGCTTGGCGGTGACGCCTCGTTTGCCGTCGGCAGCACGATCAGTCTTGGCTAAACAGTTCCAACTGGTCACCGGGCTTCTGACCGACAAAGTGCCAGTGCAACGCCACGAGCAACTCGCCGTGAGCCATCTGCTGCACTGAGTGTTCCAGCAAGGCCATCGCCAGCAAGACCACGCCTTCGGGTTCCCGTCCTGAGCCGTGGCTGCAAACCTGCCACAGGGCGTCTGAGAGGGCTTCTTGCATCCCGGCGACTGCTTGCCCGTTGTTCTGCTGCTTGGCCCTCAGGACGCACTCAGCGGCAAACACGCGGGCATCCCGTGTCAGCCGGTCGTATGCCGTCCAAGTCTCTGCGTTCTCAAATCCCATGAATCTCGCCATACAGGCATCATCGGAAAAAAGTCTGAAAAATGTTGGATAATGTCTAGTCCCCGGCTTGCATTGTGCCGATGACGGAGTATGATAGGACATCGGGCAATGACGCTCGGAAAGGAACTGACATGAAACCAACCAAGAAACAAATGGCCCTGATGGATGCCATGGCACAAGATCGAGAACCTAGCCACTACCAATTTGACGGTCTCGAAGCCATGAAGACAGGAATGTGCAACACCGACGTACCTGCTTGGGCTCAACTGGCTGGCATCTCTTCTGGATCCGCCAAAGGTGTCTTCGGCACTCTTGTCAAAGCGGGCTGGATCGAACTCGACGAAGACAACCACGACTTCAAAACGCCATATTGGGATATGAGCGCATTCACAGAAGAAGGCGTGAAAATCTACGAAGCGAATGGCGGGCAATGGTACGAAGAACGATACGCCCAAAACGCCTAACGCACAGCCCCCGGTCGTCCACCCTGCGGGGTGGGCATCCGGCGACTCTGCCGAACAAGAAAGGAACTGACATGATCACCACACTGATTGCAACCGTAGCCCTGAGCATCGACATGACACCGCTTGAGCGTGCCATTTGGAAGGTCGAAACCAACTGCCGCACTGGCGAAATATGGGGCGACTATGTGAACGGGAAGCCCAAGTCTGCGGGCGGGTTTCAAATTGGCAAGCCGTATTTCACAGACAGCAAGATCAAGGGCAAGTGGCCCGATGCCGTCTTTGATCTTGACACCAGCGTGCTTTGTTTCCGGGCGTACATGGCTCGGTATGCCAAGTCGCACCGCATCCCCGCAGGCATGACCAAAGCCGAAGCGATGGCCCGCATGCACAACGGTGGCCCTGCTGCCCTGCGTGCCACGGGCAAGAAGAAAGAGAACCTTGACCGCTACTGGTCAAAGGTGCAAAAAGCATTGAAGGAGTTGACCCGATGAATGCACCTCACCGTATTGTGATCGAGAAGTCTGCTGACGAATGGATCGTTCGTGACAGGCTCAATGGTGATGACATCCGTATCGGCAGCGCGCCGAACATCCGAACCGCGTCTGATCTGGCGGCAGACTTTGTGACCGCCTACGAAAACCAAGAGAGGAAGCCAGATGAACAATCTACCTCTGACCATTCAGATCAATGACGAGCGAGCCATTCGCATCGTGATTGACGAAGCCGAACGCCGTGGCATCAACTACCGTGGCGGGCGACAGATCGCAGCAGCGATCATCAAAGAGTGGGCCGCACTTCAAGTCGGCTCGAAGTCCGAATTCAACATTGTCACAAAGGAGGCGTAAGCCATGACATCTGAGAGGAAGGCCAACGTGTGGACGGCCCTAAAGACCGCACAACAATCACTTGATGCCGTGGGCAAAGGTTCAAAAAACCAGTTCCACGGGTACAACTACACCAGTGCCGAAGACATGCTGAAGGCTTGCCGCAAGGCGTTGCATGACGCAGGGCTTGTGGCCTACCGCCGGTCGTGGTCTATCGAACAAACCGACTTAGGCTGCATGGTCAACAATCACTTCTGCGTTGCGCTGGCGACGGATGACCAAGCCGAAGAAGACTGCCTTTGTGCAGAGGTCACATACCCTGCGATCCCCGGAAACGGTCGCCCGCTCGACAAGGCGGTGAGTGCCGCACTGACCACAGCGTTCTCATATTGGCTGCGTGACATCCTGATGCTGCCACGGGTTGACGGTCTGGAAGTGGACACCCGCGACGATTCGACGTACAAGCATGATGAGCAGGAAGCCGTCGGCCTTGCAGTTGAGATTGAGGACCGGGCGACCGATGAACAGATGCAGAAGTTGCTTGACGCCTTGCCAAAATACAAGGCGAGCAAGTTGGAAGAAGTCCCTGTAGTCACCCTCAAAGCGTGGCTCAAAAGAGTGAAGGAAACAGCATGAAGCAGTACAACAAAGTCGGCAACGGATCGTTGCACAACAACGGTGAAGTCAGAGGCAACCAACCGCCATATGGTGGGCCTGTCGAGATTGACGGACGGAAGTTGAGAATGTCAGCATGGGTCAAAGAAAAAGACGGCAAGCGGTACTTCAGCATTGAAGTACAAGAGGTTGTGGAGATTGATGACAACCAAAGCTCGCAACCTGTCAACTCCAGACCAGCGATTGACGATGGTGAGATTCCGTTCTAATAAGAACAGCCAGAGGCCACCGCACCGGGCGGTGGTCTTGAACCCAAATGAAACCAGAGAGGAAACAAAATGAACCTACCAGTACAAGGGCCGGTCGATCCAAAGGATGACCACCACAACGATGAACAAATCTCAGAAGCGGGCGAGATAGTTCTAAGGCGAAGAGAGTGCTTGCATGATTGGCAAGAGATAAGCGATACCACTTGCTTGTGCCGACTCTGCGGCGAAGCGAAACGGTGGGAAGACATGACCGCCAGCAACGACACTGTGATGATGAAGGCGTATGGCATAACTTTTATGGTTCCGATGAAGTGCCTGCCTGAAGAGTTCCAACAGACGATCCAGACCCGTCGCAAGATGCAAGAGGGGGACAAATGACATGCGCCATCTTTCCCTCTGCGCTGGCATCGGAGGCATCGACCTTGGATTGCACCGATGTATCGAAGGCATGCAAACAGTGGCTATGGTGGAACGGGAAGCCTTCTGCGTCTCAATCTTGGAGCAAAAGATGCAAAAAGGTGAGTTGGATGCAGCACCTATCTACCCGGATCTTCACAGGTTCCCGTGGTCAAAATATCGAGGATGCGTGGATATCGTCTCTGGCGGATTCCCCTGCCAGCCGTTCAGTCTCAGTGGTAGCCGTCAAGCGACCAAAGACCCAAGACACCTTTGGCCCGTCATCACTTCAGGGCTTGCTGTTCTCAAACCTAGGGCTTGCTTCTTCGAGAATGTTGAAGGGATCACTTCAGCAGAGTCACCGGGATACCATTGCGTACTCCACAATGTCTTGTGCGACTTGGAACGATTGGGTTTCAGATCGACGGCTGGCTGCTTCACAGCGAGCGAAACAGGCGCACCACACAAACGAACGCGGTGGTTCATACTTGGGGTTTCCAACACCAACTGCTTGCATGGGGACCAACATGGGCAGCATTGGAACTTTGAGGAATGCAGTATTCAGGGGGTGTCTGCCAATCAAGACGGCGAATGCCTACCTAAACTTCAACATTCTCAAGCAAAGAGCGTTGCTGCCGAAGATAGATTCTTACAGAGACAAAGATGGCCTGCACCTGCCGACCGACAGCAGCACGAATGGGAACCGTCGCACACAGTTGAATGCAGCGTGGGTAGACACTCTGATGGGCTTCCCAATGAACTGGACGATGCAAGAGAACACAAAGCAAGAAACAGAGCACTCGGCAACGCAGTCGTGCCAGCAGTCGCAGAGCTCGCATTCTCAACCTTATGGTACGAACTAAACCCAGAGAGGAACTGACATGACAACCATTCACATTGAAGCCGTTGACCTGCTGGCGATTGCAGGCAAGTGCAAAGAAATAAAAGAGACTGCAGTGGAACTCAAACACACCGGGCACGATCAAGACTTGCTGCAAATTGAGCAGCAACTTGAGGCCATCATTGACACCGTGATAGAAGCAGCCAAGGCCGAGTTCGGAAAGGTGGAAGCATGACACCAGCACGCATGAACCATCTGCGGGAAGTGACCAAGCGCATACTCGTCACGAGCCAGTGCATCAACGACCTGAGCCACAACCTGATGGCTGAGCAGCCGACCGATCAAGAACTTGACACGCTTGATCAGCACATCATCCGCTTGCAAGGTCAAATGATCGAACTGGACGATGCAGCCCAAAGCCTGCAAGGGGATCTGGTATGAACTTCGCATTCGTCAAGTGGTATCCCGGCGCGTTCATGGCTGGCACGGCTCACCTGTCAAACGAAGAAGTGGGGGCATATATCCGCCTTCTTTGCTGGCAGGCACAGTCCGGCGAACTGCCCAACGACTTCGACCGTCTGAGCCGTCTGGCAGATGGCATGACCGTTGACACATGGAAAGCCATCCGCGACAAATTCCAAGTCGATGAGGAATCTGACGGCCTGTACAACGAGCGGATGCGGGCCGAGATGGACGCCGCAGCCGACCGAGTCGCCAAGGGCCGCAAGGCAGCGCAAACCCGGTGGGGCAAAGGAGATAATGCTAGCGCATATGCGGATGCATTGCCGACCCATATGCCAAAGAAAGAAAGAGAGATAGAAAGACAGAGAGAGCCTCAGCAACCTATAAGTAAATCTAAGACTGAATCAGAGTCAAGGCTGCAAGCGGCTGGCCTCGATCCTGAATCATCGCCATACAAGATCGAGGTTGCCCGCTGGGGCGTTGCAAACGGTTTGACGCCCACGACGTCGATGATTCTTCCAAGGCTCGTAGAGGGCATCCACGGCCCCGCAAAAGGAAAGGTCTGGTTGCAAGACTTGGACACACGGATTGCGACAGCCAAGAACCCGGCAGCGTATCTTCGCGGTGCCATCAAGCAGGAGTTCGGCAGACAATGAGCCATTACACCGTTGACCATCCGAGTGGTAGCGTGGCCTACGGCTACAGCAGCGACCACCAGCAATACTTTCTGGAACTCAAACACGGCACTGACAAGGCCGAAGAGTTCACCAGCCGCACCAAGATCCTTGAACTGATTGACGTTCTTGAGATACAAATACCTGACCAGCATCTGACGAAGTTGGTCTTTGACTTACCGTTCTAATTGGAGGGAACCCATGACCATAGGAAGAGGAAAGGGCAAGCAGCCCAAAGCCAACGACGAGTGCAGCAACGAAGCCTTCGCACTCAAATCAAACACAGTCGCCGCCAAAGTGCTGGCGTACATCACCAAAGCCAGATTGGTCACATGCGACCGGGCTGAACTCGACCTTGAGATGTCGCACCAGTCATGCTCTGCCACGTTCAACTATCTGGTCAAAAAGGGCTTGATCGAGAAGTCAGGCAAAGTCGGTGTCACCCGGTATGGACGCAAGGCGAACTTGTACCGCCCGATCTACCGAGAAACGTTGTTTGAACTATGAGAAAGCCCAAATCACCACTTAGACGCAAGTTGCTTGAGATGGATTCTCTATACAACCACTGGTGTCCACGCAAACCGCTTGAACGCTTGCAAGACTTCGGCAGGCTGCCACCGTCTCGGTATATTGATCCAAGGTGGGTCAGAGCCTTCAAGTTCTTTGGATCAGCATGCGATCGCTTTGGCCTCAGCCAAGCATCCAAGTACGTTGGCATGTCCCGAGAAGATGGCGCGTACGTCTTCAGGATCTACAAGAAGAACTTTGATGTGGATGCCCGCCTTGATCTTCTGCAAATTGCTTGCAACCAAGTCTCGAGGCTGTATCATTGAAGTCCACCCCTCCTGCCGTCGTTGATCTGGCGACCAGCGGCGGCTTTCCTTTCTGTAGCGGCGTGTGGATGGACTACTCGCCAGCCTCATTCGTTCGCAAGTGCGGGTGAGGTTCTAGCCTCCGGGCGACAACTCAGTTCCCTTGCTCCTTGCCTCCCGATCAAGTGAGCCAGCAAGCCCGTAGTTCTCACTTCTGCGGGTTTGTTTGTTTGATGCTTCGGACAGTTTGCCCGCGCGCGCGTGCGCGTATAACAGAACGACAGCAGGACTGCCGATATACAAATGTGGACACGGCACGCATCGCAGCCATCTCATGCAGCCACTCGCCCTTCACGAGTCCGGTGGCTCACGCAAGGCTGATGGAGTTGCTCGATGACGTTGGCCCAAGCCTCACCCACTTCGTCCACTGTGGCGACCTTCTCGAAGCAGCAGCAGCCAGCGTCCACGCAGGCGAGCATGACCACACGCTTGCTGACGAGTTCGAGCATGCCAGCAACTTCTTGCGGTCGATCCGGGAAGCCTTGCCTGAGTCCTGCCGCCTGATCTGGATGAACGGCAACCACGATGACAACATCTTCAAGCGTGACCCGCGCCGGATTCCAAAGGCTCTTCGGGACATGATCGAAATAGGCCGCGACTCCCGGTGGCCAGAGTTCTCGAATTGGACGCAACACCCGTATGCAAAGAACCAGCGTGGGCAGGTACAGATTGGGCAAGTGGTCTTCTCTCATGGCTTCGATGCCGGGCAGACTTCTGATGAGTTGGAAGCGTTGCAGTTCAACAACATCACTGGCGGTCATTCTCATCGCCTCTTCGTGCGTGGTCACACCCACCGACCGATACCACCAACACAGTGCTTGCGAACCCGCAAAGTACCTTTGCCTTACTGGTATGCGAACGTGGGTACTCTTGGGCCGCTCACGCCGGAGTGGGCAAGCCGTATGGATACCTCTGCTTGGGGTGCTGCGTGCCTCATCGCGGAAACGAAGACGGACAGACCGAACCGCCTCTGTGCAAAGAATTGGAACGCGGAACTTGTCCGCCTTCAGGAGATATAAACCGTGGCTACCGATCCGAGCGTCAAGTTGCAGATGACCATTCTGAAGTGCTGCCGATACATGGGTGTCGAATGGGACATGTCCCTGCACGAAGTTCTTGGTGCGGTCGAGCAGGCCAAGTTGACGCTGTGGAATGATTGGGACAACCTGCACCCGCCCGATCTAGATTCCTTGATTGAGTTTGATGCAGACGAGGACGAGGACGATGATGATTGAAAGCGTAGTTGCGTTGCTTGTGGCCCAAAGCGGGCCGCCTGCTGATCCTGATTCAGTTGCCATGTGGATTGATGACCTTGGACGCTTGACGCCCTTTGGTCGTACGTTTGACGTTTACATACAGACCGGCTTTGATCCAGAGTTCTCGTACCCCAATGGCGAGCCACGCCGGCCGTACATGATCGGCAGCACCTATGGCAACGAGTCACCAACACGAGCGTTTGGTTGGTCTATCGAGGGTGACATCTTCAAGAACAGCCGACCCAACCACCTGTACCCTTGGCTAGAGAACTGCCAAGAGTGCATTGACTACTGGGAAATAGACACTGGGATTGTCTGCCCAGATCCCGGTGAGTATTGGGACTGCATCCAGTCCAACCCGTATCAACGGTGGATGTACCTCGGTGCGAATTTCACGCCAGTCAACTGGGTCTTTGAGGGACCACAGGGATGCTGTCCAAGGACGGCGGATCTGGTTGATTTGGAGTACGCATGGTCGGACTCATGGATTCTGCACGGTCCACTCGGCAAGAAGTACGGCTCGGTGAACGCACAATACAAGTATCCGCAGGTGCAGCAGCAACACAAAGACCTGATTACCCCGCATTATTCATACAACCGAGTTCTCAAGTACTGGCCCCACCGGGAAACTATCGTTGGTGAACAATGCTGCTCCTCTCCATCCCAGAACGACTACGGTGATCTGATCCGTTGGAACGCTGACGTTGACTGGGGAAGCGAGAAGTGGCCCGGTTCGTTCCACATCGCTCGGTTTACCGGTCCAGATTACTTTGGATCTGGGGGCGTTGTTCGCTTTGCTTGTGGCAACGGACACCCTTGCGAACCGGCACCGTACTCAGTGAATTACTATTCCGACAACTCTTGCCCTTCAGATTTGAACGAAGATGGCATGGTTGGGTTTCAAGACTTGTTGCAGGTGCTTGGTGACGTTGCCGCGTTCAAGTACCACCCGCAAACCAACAACGGCTTCAACGCTATCATCAAGGTGTTGTCAGAATGGGGAGCGTGTCCATGAGTCGAGTAAGCCGTATATGTCTGAGTTGCCGCCAGCACCTACCGCTTGCCGCCTTCCTTCGGGAACGCAACGCCAAAGACGGGTGCGGCCCGTTCTGCCTTGGCTGCATCCGCAATAGCGACAACAACTGGCAGCCCAAGCCCGATCCTGTGGCGATGAGCAAGAAGCACTGGACTGAGATACAACGCACTCCATGACCAACTCAAGACAAAAAGGCAAGCGTGGCGAACTCGAAGCAGCCAAAGCGTGGGAAGAGGCGACCGGGCTGAGCGTCAGACGCACGGCACAAGTGGACGGCAAGTTGTCTTCTGACCTCACTGGCGTTGAGGGCTTGCACATGGAGGTCAAGCGGCGTGCGCGGATCGCGTCACTTGACTTCTTGCTTCAGGCTGAGACAGATGCAGCCGATGAACAACAAAGCCACGGCGGCGTGCCGTTGGTACTCATGCGTCAAGACAACGACCGGAACTGGGCCGTCATGGTTCGCTTGGATCGTCTTGCTGATCTGGTATCTGTACTCGCAGGGCAAGCATGCAATCAGAACTCCTCCCCGAACTCATAACCCCCGCAAGCATCATCTTCGGTGTTGTCTTTGGAGCGGGCCGCGTCAAGGCTGCGATTGATGAACTGCGGCGTGCCGTGGATCGCCTCGAAGCAGCGGTGCAACTGATCGAGACACGAACGCACGAGGTCGAGCAGCGCGTTGCCCGGTTGGAGGGCAAGACAGAGGCATGAGGTTCTTGCTGCCCATCTTGATGCTTGGCTGCCAGTCCACTCAGGAGGGTGGGCTGTCGCTCCCTTTTGCCAAAGCAATATCGGAGTCACCAAGCAACGAGGTGGCTCATGCTTTGGACCCGCTCAAGTTCAGCGGCACGATTCTGATATTGACGGGCGGCGGCTTGCTGTTCGTGACGAGAGGCAACCGGGGTTGGATACCGGTAGCCTTGGGCATAGCACTCACAGTGGTGATGGCGATTCTGGCGAAGGTGCTAGAGTCGCAGATATTCGTATTCACACTCATAGCCGGACTCTGCGTGACAGCAGGAGTGGCGGCCCTCAACTTCAAGGAGATTCGGACATGGATCAAGTTATTTCCTTCATCGCCCTCGCTTCGGGGTACGTTATCGCCTTTGCCGCCGGAGCATGGATCGGCAGACCACTCTTAGAACTGTTGAGCAACCGAATCTTGCGGAAGTGACATGCCCGATTGGACGCCCACAAATCTTGGCAAGTCAACTTGCGTTGCTTGGTTCACAGCGGATTCTCTAAGTTCTCTGTCTGATGGCGATTCTGTAGCAACTTGGACAAGCACCGAAGGCAACAGCATAAGTGCAACGCAGACCGCTGCATCCGCCAAGCCGACGTACGTTGCAAGCAGCACGATCAGCAGCAAGCCTGCTGTTCAATTTGATGGTGCTGCACGGTTTGACCAGTTGAACTTCACAGCATCGGCTTTGAACGTCGGCACTTCGGGTGCTTGCGTTTGCTGCTTCATTGGCAACGCGAATGATGGATCGGCTCTTAACTTTGGCACTCTGACACGTGGGCAAAACGGCTCCAAATCAATTCAACTGCTCTACCAGAATGGTGATGCCGGGATTCAGATAAGCGTCGGAAGTGTTTCTGATGTTATTTCTAACAGCGACTTCCCATCTGGTACAACTGGCACGGCTTACCGTTCCCTTGTGTTTGGGCGTCACTCTGGCAAGTTGATGATGCGATACATAGGTGATGAACTCTCAGACGAGGCAGACGCTTCAAGCATTGATCTTGACCAAACGCAGTATGCAATTGGGTCGGCGTTTTTCTCTGGCGGTTGCGAAGGTGAGATTGCTGAAATGGTCTATATGGCAAATCCTACGCTGTCGCAGATTCAAAAGGTTGAAGGCTACGCGGCACACAAGTACAGCCTGACAGGATCTTTGCCAAGCGACCACCCGTACAAATCAGCGGCCCCCAAGTTCCGCGTTCAATATGGAATGTCTAGCGGCCTAATAGATGGAGGCTTGATACAAGCATGAGCAACTTCGGTGATATCCAACAAGGCGATTCAGTCAACGCCTTCTTCTCAACGTCAGATCAAGCCGGTGCTGCTGCAACCATCACCAGCGGATCGGTCGTAATCTACAAGGACGGCACAACGTCAAACTCGACATCGGGTGCGACGCTCACCGTTGATGTCAACTCGCTGACCGGCTTTCACCGGGTGACCATCACGACCAGCAGTGACGCCTCGTTCTACGCGGTTGGCTCGACGTTCTCGGTGGTGGTGGCTGGCACGGTTGACTCGCAATCGGTCAGGGCTGTCATCGGCACGTTCTCGGTGCAAGCCCGTACAGGTGCAGGCGGCAGAGTTAGCAGCCAGAACCTTGGACTGATCGAGCAAGCCGAAGCAACCACGGTTGCAATCGGCCCGCTGCTTGATCCGACCAGCGGCGAGCCTGTGACCTCATTGACGCCCGGCGACATCACTGCCAAGTTAATAAAGGCCACAACCGCAAGCACGTTGACTTTGACTGCAAGCGGCGGCAACAACGACTTCACGCACATTGCCAACGGCATTTGGTCGCTTGAACTGACCAGTGCCAACACGAACCATATGGGACAGTTCAGCATTAGCCTTGTTGATTCAAACGTCTTTGTGCCGGTCTTGGCTTCAGGCGTTGCGGTGCGAACCCAAGCGTACGAGTCACTGGTACTTGACGATGACACGCTGCAAGTGGATGTCACGCAGGTTGGCAACTCGAACGTCACATCATCAAGCGGCGTGCTTGCAGTCAATGCTACGCAGATCAACGGTGACGCTTCTGCTGCTGCGGCCCTTGACGCTGCGATTGACAACAGCAACAACGTCGTGGCTGTGAATGTCAAGCGGATTGACAACAGCACCACCAGTGCTACCAACCTGTCTGACTACACCGACGGCACAAGCAATCAGCCAGTTGATTCGGTCAAGATCAGCGGCGACAGTGCTGCGGCTGACAGGCTTGAAGCCATGATGGACGCATGCCCGATTGGCACGGTTGACAACACATCCTTCACGCCGACCACTACGGCTTTTGAAACCAACATCTCAGAGGCCACGGCTGACCACTTCAATGACCGCATCTGCTTGTTCGTCACTGGCAACCTTGCCGGGCAGCAGAAGGCTGTGACTGACTACGCACTGAGCGGCGGGCGTGGCAAGTTCACGGTCAACGCACTCACAGAGGCTCCAGCGAACGGTGACACGTTCATTCTTGTCTGATGGTTCTACCTGTACTCGACAACCGGAACAGCAACGCAGCCAGCCCAACGGTTGAGGCGGTCACGATCTGGCAAGGCACAACGGATTCGTACACGACCGGCGGCAACTGGAGCAACGGCGTGCCTGCCAACGGTGGCATTGTCTACTTCGCAGGCAACAACCAAGACGTCGCCAACAGCAACCAGAAGGCCGTGAACCTGCGTGAGTTCCGGGTGGCTGACTCGTACGGTGGCACGCTTGGCGGCGGATCTTTGCAGATCAGTGCGACAACAATGGTGCTGGCGTCAAGTCGATGCGTGATCGGTATACGCCCGTTCGTTGAGGATCTGCACATCGTTGCCATGCCTCGTGAGATGACTATTGCAGCAGGCCGCATCAATCGGCTGCACATCCATACCACCACCGGCGTGCTGACCATCACCCGTGCAACAATCAACGAACTGGTTGTCTCGCCCGGTTCAAGCCAAATGACCATCGGCGCAAACGTCAGCAATGACAACCCACTGGCAAGTGCAGCAGGGCCGTTTGACGTAAGGCTTGGACGCGGTAATCGTGCAACCTCAGCCGCATCCATGAACACCGTGAACGCTTCTGGTGCGTTCGAGTCAAGTGCAACGATTGCCAACGCCAGTGCCAATGGTCGTGTTGGTCAACTTGCATCATCGGGTTCTGTGATCACCACGCTTACGCTTAACGGTGGCGAACTACTGCTGAAGGATTCAGACACCAACGCCACGCTGACCATCGGCAACGGTACGATCAACGGTGGTCGCATCAATGGCGTTGACAGCAACCGACGAATCACCAACACAAACCCGATGACCGTGCAAGGCGAGATCCAAGTGCAGTTGGTCAGCGGTCAAACGATCACGCTTGCATGACCTGCCCAAAGTGCGAGCAACGAGCCAAGGACGAACGGCAAGCCCTGAGCCAGTGCGAGAAGCAACAGGAGCAAGCCGCCAAGGTCAATCAACGCATGACGATTGCTGTGGCTGTGCTGTCAACCCTGATCGGCAAGGAAGCCTTCGATCGGTTCACGCAAGTCACTGAGGTTGTGAACACGCTGCAAGTTGGTGACGCTGGCACGAGTGATGACGAGTTGATCTATCCGACCATTGCTGCTAGTACCTCGCAAGCACCCAAGCCAAGGCTCAGCACCAGCATGCCTGAATTGGGCTTCACGGTCTCACGGTCTGTGCTGGCTGATATACCCGGCAGCATCTTGCCACCGTTTGAACCAGAGATCAGCCCGCCACTCTTGTTGACAGGCTTTCTGCCCGATCCACCAGATAGGTTTGTGCCGTTCGCTGGGCCGCTTCTGTTGTTCGGTCTGGCTATGGTAAGACCAAGGAGAAGGAAGTAATGCCCGCACCACTTGACCTTGACGTTGAGCAACTACGCAAACTGGCGTCGATGCAGTTGACGTATGAAGAAATTGCCGGATTCTTCGGTTGCTCTCGATCCTCGTTGTATGCCCGTGAGGACTACCGCGAAATCATCGAGCAAGCAAGGGACACGGGCAAGGGTTCGCTGCGTCGTGAGATGTGGAGTTCAGCGATGGACGGCGACCGGCAGATGATGGTGTGGCTGAGCAAGCAGTACCTTGGCATGCGTGAGAAGACCGAACACAGCGGCGAAGGTCTGCGGCCTCTGACCATTGAGTTTGCCGAAGCCACACCACCAGAGAAGCCAGATGAAGTTTGACCTGCTGCCCGCACAACTTGACTTCATCAGAGCGCGAGAGCGTGAGGTGCTGTATTCAGGTGCGTTTGGTGCAGGCAAGACGCGGGCGTTGTGCATGAAGTTGGTGGCTCGTTTGGTTGGTCGACCGGGCGCGCGTGAGGGCTTGGCACGAAAGCACCTTGTCAGCCTGAAAGCAACGACGCTTCGCACGCTGCTTGAGCAAGACGGCAACTTGCCACCCGTCCTGCCGCGTGGCACATACGAACACAACAAGAGCGAGCGTGTGATTCGCCTGCTTGGTGGCGGAACGATCTACTACTTCGGCCTTGATGACTACGAGAAGATGGGGTCTTTGAACCTGTCAGGCTGTGCAGTTGATGAGGCCGTTGAGTTGGTCGAAGGCGACTGGACCATGCTGCGTGGTCGCATCCGTCTTGAACTCGATGACCTTGCCATGCAGTTGTATGGAGCCTGCAACCCCGGTGCGCCATCGCACTTCTTGGCTGTACGCTTCGGGCTTGCCGGTGGACATCAAGCCGCACAGAACTGCCGAGCGATCCAGACCAGAAGCCCGGACAACTTCTTCTTGCCGCAAGCCTATCTGGAAGACTTGATGAGCCTTGAAGGGGTAGCGTTTGAGCGATACGTTGAAGGCAAGTGGCGTGGTGGCGAGGGCTTGGTGTATGACCGCTTTGATCGGTCTGTGCATGTTCGGCAACGCACCGAAGAGTGGCGGAGAATCATCGTGGGCCAAGACGAAGGCTACACCAACCCGGCGGCTCTTCTGGTTGTGGGCGAAGATGGCGACGGTCGATTGCACATCATCGAAGAGTTCTACAAGTCGCAGATGCTTGAAGTGGATGTGATCGCAACCGCCAAGGACATCGCCAGCCGGTACAAGATCGAGTCTTTCGTGCTTGATCCGTCAGCCGCCAAACTGAAGGCAGCAATGCACCAGTCCAACCTCGATGTGGCATCGGCTGAAAACAGCGTCTTTCCGGGTATTCAGAAGGTGCAGCAGCGTCTTGCCCGTGCTGGCGATGGTCAGCCACGCTTGACGGTTGACCCGAAGTGCGAGAACACCATTCGTGAGTTCGAGTCGTACGAGTGGCTTGGTGGCTCAAGTGGCTACAAGGATGCACCGAAGAAAGAGATGGATCACGCGATGGACGCATTGCGATATGCCGTGGTTCATTTCGATGGCAGCCGTGTCGAGCCACGGGTGCGCGTAGCGGATAAGACCGCAACTGGTGACAGGTTTGCCAACGATGAACGAATGTGGAGATCGCTCTAATGCTTGAAGGTTTCAAATCCGCTCTTGGGTTCAAGGCCAAGCAAGACCGCTTGGACTACGTCCGATCAACCATCAAGCCAGAAGCCACATATGGCATGACCAAGTCAACGCAGGAGCAGGCTGCTTCCTTGCGTCTGATGACAGGCTACGTCTATGCCGCTGTGATGATGAACGCTCGAAGCATTGCCGCACAGCCCTTGCGCCTGTATGCGTCTGTTGAAGCACGCGGCACAAAACAGTTCCCAACCAAGTCGGTCAGCAAGAGCGTGCAGCGGTATCTCAAGGGCGACGGCTCGATGCGTCCTGCGAAGTCCGCCATGCTTGGATCGAACACCGGGGGTGACGTTGTTGAAATCTATGATCACCCGATCCTCGACTTGCTCAACAAGGTGTCACCGTTCTACGACGGGTACAACTTCAACATCCTTCGCAAGACGTTCTTGCAAGTGACTGGCAACGAGTATCTGCACCCGATCATGGGGCCGATGGGCTACCCGGTCGAAATCTGGGTGATGCCGTCGCAGTACGTCAAGATCAAGCCAACCCGTGACGAGCGACTGATTGAAGGCTACGAATACGGGCAGCAACCGAACAACGCCTTCTTTGCACCTGACGAAGTGCTGCACAACCGCGTGCCTGACCCGAACGATCCGCTGTACGGTCGTGGCTGGGTTGCCGCTGCGTCTGACGCGGCTGGCTTGTTGCAGTCAATGGACGGGTACGAGAAGCACCTGTTTCAGAACCAAGCCCGTCCTGACTGGGGCATCTTCCTGAAAGAGACGCTGAACGAAACGCAGTGGAACCGCATGATTGCGTACCTCGATCAGAACCTTCGAGGCAACCGCAACAGCGGTCGGCCTTACATCTTTGAGGGTGGATCAGACGCACGCCCGTTGCAGTTCAGCCCTCGTGACCTGTCGTTCAGCGAAGGCGAGAACCGCAAGGTTGAAGTCATTGCTGCCGTGTCCGGCGTGCCTGTCACCTTGCTGAAGGCTAACGATCCAAACCTTGCATCGGCACAGGTTGGCTTTGCCTCGTACATGCGTGACACGATCCACCCGTATCTGGTTGCTGACGCTGAGTTCCTGAACCAGTCGCTGCTGCCGCTCTTCGGTGGACTGGCTGACGGTCTGTTCTTGGCCTACGACAACCCGGTGCAAGAAGACGAGCAACTCATCTCAGGCATCATGCAGACGCAGGTTGCGTCAGGTATTCGCACGATCAACGAAGCCCGTGCCGAACTTGGCCTTGATCCGGCGGACGATGGAGACGAACTGCGCGTCAACGGCATTCCGCTTGACGTTCTTGGTCAGCCAGCCCTGCCGCCTTTGGGTGCTTTGGCATACGGCAACGAAGAAGAAGAGAATCGGAAGGCAACTCGTAGCGAAGTCCGCGTTGGCTCATGGGTGGAGTGGAGGACTGAGAAGGGAAAGTATCTGGGCAAGATCCGACGCTTCAAAGAATCCGGCACTGAGCCGGGTACGGTTGGCGACGGTGAAGCCACAGCAGAAGATCCAATTGCCTTTGTGCAGGTTTACATCCGCAACGAGGATGGCACGTTCACGCCGTCTGATCGTGACGCACCCGTGCAAGTCTCACGCTTGACACCAACCGACGAGCCTGAAGTCACCAAGGGCATCAAGGCAGTCAGTGAGCAGGTGCGTGAGACGCTGAAAGAGAAAGCCGAAGAACACAACGAAGAAGTGGGCAATGCCAAGAGCAAGCGAACCACAACCCGCACGCTGGTTGCTGTCTTCGAGCGTGGCATTGGTGCTTACCGTCAGAACCCATCGTCAGTGCGGCCCACCGTGGCTGGTGCTGAGCAGTGGGCATACGCTCGCGTCAACGGGTTCTTGCACGCACTCAAGACCGGCAAGTTCAAGCGCAAGCCATACGACACTGACTTGCTGCCAGAAGGCCACCCGTTGTCTAGCAAAAGCCAAGGTGGGACAAAGGCTGAACTTCCTGATTACAAGGACTACTTCACGACAAGAGAAGAGGCTGAACGTAGGGCAGAAGAACTTGGATGTGACGGTATCCACACCGCACCGGGTGAACCTTTTGGTCACGATGGTTTGATCTATATGCCTTGCTCTTCGCACGATGCGTATATGCAAGACACCAGCGAGAAGGCTGCACTTGAGAACTTCCCTGACGTATACACCACGCCAGAGGAAGCCGAGAGTCGTGCGTTGGTGCTTGGATGTGATGGCATCCACGAACACCCCGGCGATGCGTACGGCTATGACGGCGTGATCTACATGCCATGCTTGTCGCACCGTGACTATGAAGCAGCACTTAAAGAACAGCAAAAGAAGTATGAAGACATAGACTTCACACCGCCTGCTGACGTTCAGAGAGAGGCACAGCGTGGCTTGGACTGGCGTGCCGAGCATGGACGCGGCGGCACAGAAGTCGGCGTGGCACGGGCGCGTGACCTTAGCAACGGCGTGTCTGTCTCGCCTGAGACGATCCGGCGTATGGTCAACTTTTTCACACGGCATGAAGTTGACAAAGAAGCAGAAGGTTTTGAGCGTGGTGAGGACGGCTACCCTTCAGCCGGTCGCATTGCGTGGGCGCTTTGGGGAGGCGACGCCGGGCAACGTTGGGCCAACTCGATTCGTGACCGTATGGACGCAGAAGACGAACGCGGAGAGAAGGTATCGCGGAGAGAAGGTGAGAGCCTAGACAACTGTGTTGCACGCGGCATCGAGAAGTTGCTGTCTGAAGGGTACGAGCGTGACCAAGCGGTTGCGATTGCATACCGTCAGTGCGGCACAGCCACCAAGCGTGCGGTTGCCTTCCTGACCGGCATGGAGCCGGAAATGCAGAAGAAGGCGTTTGACGGTCCAAGCAAAGAAGACTGGCCCGAACGTACCAAGGAAGCCCGCAAGGCTATTGAAGACGTAGAGGACTACGAGCCAGAACCGGCAAGCGATGACATCCGAGCAGGCGAACCAGCCAACCCGGCACGCCGTATCCAGACCAACTTGGTGCGGGTACTCGACGAGCAGAAGCGTGAGATCATCAACGCCCTGCTTGGCGCTAAGGGCGGCAAAAAGCAGTTTGGGCCACAAGACCTGATGCGGTTGCTGACCGCTATGGGAGCCTTTGAGGTGCAGTATCAAGAAGCGGTTGCCGGGCCGATGGCAGAGGCGACTGCATCTGGCAGCACCTTCGGCACGAACGAGGTTGGCGTGTCCGGTGCGTTCGATGTGACCAACCCGCGTGTGGCTGAGTTCGCTTCAACGTACGCACAAGAGTTTGCAAGTGAGGCTTCGGCGGCATCACTTCGCCGGGCGCGCACGGTGATTGCTCGCGGCTTGGAGCAAGGCCAAAGCGTGCAGCAGATTGCTGACCAGATCAGCACTGACTATGCGTTCAGCCCTGAGCGTGCGACCGTGGTGGCACGCACCGAGACTGCCCGTGCGTTCGTCGAAGGCGAGCGGCTCGGGTGGGAAGAGTCCGGGGTGGTGCGTGGCAAGCAGTGGCAACTCGCAGCAGGTGCTTGCCCGTTCTGCCAGCAGACCGCCGTGAAAGGCACAGCCAAAGTCTTTGACCTGAATGAACCCTTCTGGAAGAACGGTGACACCATCTCCGCTGGAGGCGGCACCTATTCCGTCCGATATGGCGATGTGCAAGGTGCGCCACTTCACCCGAACTGCCGGTGTGACATCATCCCGGTGCTTGGAGATTCTGACTGATGAACGAACTGAACCCAACCGAATACGGGTTGAAGTCTGATGTGCCAACTGTCTGGCGTGAACTGTCGATCAAGAACATCGAGATTGACCAGCCCAAGCGCAGCGTGCTTGCGTACATCACCACAGACCGGGTGGACGAAGAAGGCGAAGTTGTCGTGCCTGAGGGCATTGACTTCTCACGCTTCAAGAAGACTGGCACGGTGTTTTACAACCATGACTACGCAGCACCCTGCGGAGTCTGCACCAGCATCAAGCACACTGATCGCGGCATCATGGCGGTGACGCAGTTCCCGGAGCGGCCCGAAGGCTACGAAGGCAAGTGGCTGCCTGATGAGGTGTTTGCCATGTTCGCATCTGATCCGCCGATTGTGAAGGCGTTCAGCATCGGCTTTGCGTACACCCAAGTGCGCCAACCCACAAAGAAAGACTTTGACCGATACGGTCGTGATGACATCAAGCGAATCGTCAGCAAGTCACGCATGCTTGAATACAGCGTTGCACCCTTGCCGATGAACGAAGACGCCATTGCCGTCCAAGTCACCAAGCAACTAAATGACACCGGCGACGTAGCCGATGTATGTAATTGTTCGCAGGCATCGTGCGAGAACCCTGAGAGCGTCAACTGTCGGCAGGCAATTGAAGAAGCAGAGCAGGCATCAACGACTCAGCCAGAGCGAAGTTCTAATGATTCTGAAACAAAGGAAAAAACCATGTCGG